CTTATCATTATATTTGTCATACTGATATTTGTAACCAGAGTCAACAACAGCGTATGATGATTGAGTTAGAGCAGCTTCAAATGCTAGAACCTGATCAAGTTCAGCACCGAGTGCTTGCTCAACAACATCACCACGTTCTGGTGAGATGAATACAACACAATCTTTACGATCTTCAGCAATATTGTCAATGATATAGTTAGCGATAACTGTGTTCGCTTTACCAGCAAGAACAAGAGAGATATCAATCTCTTCTGCATTCTGATAGAGGTCAATACCTCTAGCAAGTCTTGAAAGAGCAATCGTTGATTCAGTGCCGTTTGTGCCTTCAGAACCATTTGTGAATGATATGTAGTTAGCACCATCAGTAAGTGAAGCAGCAGTTGTCCAAATGTAGTTTGAACGCTCGTTGATTACATCCTTGTAGAAAATGGAATTACCTTGGTCATCTAAATCACCATCTGTTCTACTAACATCGGCAAAAACTTCAAGAATTGTGTTTGCTGTACCAGAGATACCACCATCTTCATCAACAACGACGATATGGGAGTTGGCGGCGCCAGGCGCAGCATCAACGTTCAGATAATGTGCCCACTTACGAGTTGCTGCCGTAGGTGAAGTGTCTGATAGACGATATGCTGGAGCAAAAGTGATGAGAGCATAATCTGTATTGCCAGATTCTACAGCGGCAGCAGTGACAGTTAGGTCTTGGAACCCGATAGAAGTGTTACCAACACGAAGAATATCACCAGCGGCTAGATTTGTACTAGTCAAGAAACTGTTAGCAGCCTGAACCGTTGTAGCGCCTGTAGAGATACCTGTCGTGAGTGTAATTGCTTCAGAGAAGTCTGCACTATCAAAGCATACTGAGATTTTTAGATTGTTACCCCATGTGCCTGCTGATTGAGCGACGAACTCGCCTTGACCAGAAAGTGCTTCTGATTCTGTGCGTGTTTCGATGAGGATTGTCGTGTTACCAGAAGCAGAAGCAGTTACAGCATCTGCGGCTGTGACACGAGTGACGTATAGTTTGTTACCATATGATAGGAAGTTAGAAGCAGTGAAGAATGTTTCGTAGTTGTTTGAGTTTGGCTTACCGAAGCGGGCAACTAAATCTTCCTCAGAGGTGATAAGAGTTGTTTGCTCCACTTGTCCTTGTGTAAAAGTGCCTACAATAACACCTTCAGTAGTTGATACGGCAGGTACAACTGTAGAGAGATCAATCTCTGTAACGTTGACGCCTGGACTTACTTGAAATGGCATAGTTCATTTCTCCTTGTAATAGAGATTTATCGTTATTGAATATTTTATTTATTTATAAAAAACGATATTTTACTGAGACGATAGCCATCCTCCATCTCCACGATCAACATGAACAATGTCTTGTGTTGAATCATTGTTACCAGCATCATAGAAACCAAAAGGCAAGAGGTCTTGCATCATTTGTTCTTCACTTCGTTGCCTCAGTTTCGTAAGAGTGTTGATATCTGTAATCTGACTAAAATATTGTTGGGATGATAGCCAAGCGAACAGAACGAGACACATAACTAAATCGTCATGGCTTCCAGATTCTGCTTCATAGCTATTTCCTCTCCTTGAAAACTTTGAAAGTTCATTGATAGTGTCAAAGTCGTTAATAATGATTTGGTCTTGCTCTATCATCATCTTTAGAATAGAACATCCAGTAGCCTTTACTGATTTTGTTGTTCGAATACCTTTGTCATTATTCTTACCACTAAATCCGCTTGATATTCTCTTACCAGACCTCCCAGCAGATTCAGTTGATATTAAATTTTCAATTTCGTATTCATAATATAGCAAATCGGACACTTGTCCACCAATATCGTTTATCTCAACTAGAGTGTGTGCATTATTATAATATGTTGTCATTCTATGTATAACATCAGTATATTCGATAGGTGTGACAAGACTATCTTTGTATACACACACTTGTTGATATGGCATTGCTGTAATATCGATGATCTGAAGGGCTGAATAGTCTAAACCTTTACCTCTTGACACATCAACTACGCAAGCATACATTCTATCTTTTTGCGGTTGCTCGTATACTTTGATACCGGCTTGGTCTTGAATGGGTGTTTTGTGAAATAGTTGCTTGAGTTTAGACCCGTCAATGAGTGTACCAGAACTACCCAGAAACTCACACTCAAACTCTTGAGCAAACTTCTGTGCATCAAAGTCCATAGAAGCAAGGGTTTCTTTCTTCCATTTGTCGCCTCGCCCCGGCACTTTATACCAAGGAACTTCTACAAAAGCATATCCATTACGCTCTTCTTTTGCACCCTCGAAAGTCTTATAGAAATGATTGAGACCGTTTGGTGTAGAGGTTAGTAGAATTTTTGTTGTCTCACCAGAAGAGATTGTTGGAAAGACTGAAGCGAAGAATGAATCCCAGTTATCGACGAATGCGGTTTCGTCAATATAGAGATATGATACAGACTTACCACGAATTGCAGATGAAGAAGTTGCAGTAGCAATAATCTTACATCCATTCTCAAACTCAACAGACCCTTTGTTCCACTCGACTACTCCTTGTTGAATCCATCTTGGAAGTGCTTCGAAGGCAATCTTGATACGGTCAAGAATCTCTCTAGCAGCATCACCTTTGTTAGCGAGCAATGCTACTGTCTTATGTTCTTGAAACAAAATGTAATGGAGAATGAGAACAGCAGCAGTTGTCGTCTTACCCGCTTGTCTTGAGGTATTGACAATAACATTTCTGGAGTCTTGGGATTTTTCTATGATTTCTTTTTGATAATCATATAACGCAATAGGAATAAGACCGTGGTCAACATGAACGATTTGAATATACTTTTCAGCGAAGTAGACCACATCTTTTGCACACTTGACATACTCTGCTACGAGTTCTTGTGTCCATTCAATTCGAGTGTCTTTTCTTTTTAGATTTGCGTTTCCATTATAACCAAGTCTTTCGATGTTCATTATAGTTCTTTCAACGCTTTCTGTAAGTCGGCTGTCGAACCAACAAACAGATTATTGTTCACTGTCTGTGGTCCACCAAAGTCTTCTTTAGGAGCGAGTTCCTGCTTCTTTTTAGAAAGGTCGAGAAGGTCTTTGTTAGCGTTGACAAGAGTGTTCATTAGAGTAGACACAACTTCATACGCTCTTGGATGCTCCGAAGCACGAGCAACATCTATCATCTGCTCAAGTGCATGGTTGCCTTGCTCAATGACAGAATACAGATTTTCTCTTGTATATTTGAAGTCGTTCTCGATGTCATCATCTGTCTTTTCAGGAATAATGACTGAAACACTTTCATGCTTTACTGGTTCCAAACCTAAAGCATCAGTGATAGTCTCATCATCCATCTAACTATCCTCTACAATAACAATATATGCAAAATCATCGTCTTTGTTGATTAGTGAGTGGTCAACTGATTCGTTATCTGGTACTGAGATTGTAACTGTTGGCGTCGTTGAGTAACCGGAGCCACCACTTGTAAGAATAATCTCACGAATACCATCATTTACAACATTAGCACTTGCTGTTGCAGTGTTACTACCCGAATTAGGAGCAGAGATTGTAACAGTAGCGCTATTGTAACCAATACCATTGTTGAGAATTTCAAACGATGATACGCTACCACCAGATATCTGAGCGTTTGCTGTAGCACGAACTGTTTGGCTTGAAACAAACCCTGCTGGGTCACCATTTGCTAGTAAGCCTGGGAATACCTTGACGCTTTCCATTGAACTGTTAGAATAATCACCGTTTGCAAACTGGCTATAGAAGTTGACGTTAGCAAACTTGATGATTTTCTTAGTGGTGACTGGACCAAAGAAGTAACCCTTCATTGTGAATGTCAGTGTCCAGATTACAACTCTTCTTGTGCTGAAGTCTCCTTCATACACCTCTTCACTGCTAACAGAGTTCAAGATTGTTGGTATGTCAAAATACTCATTCAACGAATCAACAAGTTTGACAGAAGCAGTCCATTCTGGTTTGAAGAACGGCAATATCTGCTCTAAAATCTTAGTACCATCTTCAGAATACTTTGCCATGATAGACAAGGTGAAGTCCATATTGTATGGTGCTGGTGTAAACTGTGTCGTTAGAATATTGTTATTAGAAGACTCTGTTTTCGTGTTACGAACTCTACCAGTCAATCTACGGTCTGGGTCATATGTGAGATTTGTCATCTCAAACGACATACGAGGAAGAGAGATTGATGTTGGACTGGTCAGGCTTGAGTCGCCTTCAATCCTTGCAAGAAACTTCTGCATTGGACCATAAGCAATAGGTACACGAAACTGCTTCTTTGTTACGCTACTATTATTGACACGAGAAATCAAAATCTCGTTGAATAGCGTACCAAATACAGTGACATATCTGCGAAGAGAACCATGATAAAAACTGTGACCAAACATTAGAACCTACCCCCTTCAGAGAAAGGATCAGCTTCAGAGAAGTCAATGATACTATCTGCTGCTGTTTCAATAGTGCTGTTATCAGCAAATGAGTCTTGTGTTTCAAGGAACTCAATTGATGTATTAGAAGTTGTTTCAAAACCAGCAAACAATGTATCAATCTCTGCCACACCTGTGCTGAAAGTCTCTTGTGAATACTCAAACATTTCACACCTCAAATCATACATCTGTAGAGCGCCCATCTGATAGAATACTGGTTCATGCTCAACAAACTTAATCTCAAACATCTTCTTGTTGAGTGGGAAGTAAATCAAGTCACCTTCAAGTGGTCTATCATTTGATGTGTATTGTGCTACCTCAAGTTCAAATGTTCTTCTGGCAATCGTCAGTGTCATCTCATCACGAATCTCCAATCCAAACTTTGATAGGAAGTCGCCTTCACCTTCAAAGCCATCAAAGTTCTTGATGTACATATCAATGAAGTCTGCTCTCTTGTATTCAGAGAGGTCATCTTCATTCAGAACGTCATCTACTGCACCAGCGGTTCTTGTGATGTAGTAAATGTCATGCCCGTGTATTTTGATTGACTCAATAACCAAATCTTCTATGAGATGTTGCTCCATAGATGCTTCAAAGTTATTGAAATATACTGAAGTTGCCATAAATCTTATCCAGTCATGTCATGTACGGGCAAGGAATATGAACTAATCATATCATCTTCGAGACGTTGAATCTCTTCTCTTGCATCAGAAAGAATTTGCTCACCGTTGAATGTTACACCGCCAGGCAGTTGCATTCCATTGAACTTCGTGAGGTTTGAACCCCACTGATACTTAATCTTTGCTGTAGCATAACTCTGAAGCCAGCGGTCTTTGTAAACATCACCATATGTTGCTGGGTCCACAATCTGATAGCACTCTGCAACAATGTAATCACCAGCAGTTACCTTTGCCCAATCCATATCAATATGAAGACGATTGATATGACGATTGTAGCGAATAGGCTGCTTACCAACGAGCATCTCTTCAATGAACTGAATGTGCTGCATTGCCATCATATACTCTTGAAGTCTGTATGAACTCATATCATACATATCGTT